ACCTCAGATGCAAGGAGGAGCACCAATACCTCCATCGCAACCCGGTGGTGAAGGGCAAGGAATACGCACTCCTCGTTCACCAGCAAGACCACAAGCACGCTCTTCACCCGGAGCAGGTTCACCTATGTCTAGTGTCCAGCAAAGAGGACCAGCACCTACAATTTCGCAGCAAAATAGTAATGCTATGTTAAACTCAAGGAGGCCGAGAGGTCAGTAACATTATTTAAGGCTGCATTGATACGAATAACAAGAGGGGAGTAGAATGAACTTAAAGAAAATGGACCCAATGGCCCGAAAACTTGCTGTACACAGTGAGCAATTCGCTAAGGCTTTAGAGAATGGAAATGCAGTAGATGCTCAAGCACATATCAATGAAGTATTGAAGTTCGCTGGCTTCTTATCAGACGACTTACACACTGCTGTAGTTAAAGCAGAAAGAGAAACTGTTGATTTACAATTTAATATGATTTCAAAGATGAATGTCTCAGGACAGAAGTTTGATGTTAAACAGCGTAATGATGTACTACCCGGTACTGTTATCGCTGCTAGAACTCAAAGAGGTATGACCCCTCACAGAGGTACATTCGGAAGATTCGTACCTGACCAGTAGGTGATTTAATGAGCGATAATACTACTGAAAAGTTAATGAATACACTTATTTCAAAAATGGAAAACATGGACAATGACCTTCAGTCGTTAAAGCACCAAAATGCTGAACTACGTAAGGCTCTAAATAATCCTACCTCTCTACTCCGTAAGGCTGGATTTGTAACTTCCACAACTCCTTTGAACGAAGATGTATCAGTCGACGCATTCCGTGCTAACGATGATTCTATCATAAAAGGACATGATGACTTTTCTAACTCCGAGATACATCAAATGACTTGGGATGAGATTCACAATATGGCTGAGCAGGTCAAAGGCACTGAGGTGATTTCATGAGGCCAATTAAGTCAGATAAAAGCAAAGAAGCAGACGATTTACTAAAGAAAGCAGAATATCTTCTAAAGAAGGCAGAAGACTTAGACATGATAGAACATGAAGGTGAAGATGTACCTGCTTTTGTTGCTGATGGAAAAGGACCTAATGATAAGAAGTCTAAGAAGTCTAAGGAATGCCCTGAGTGTGAACGTAAAGGCGATGATTGTGAATGCGATAAATCCGAAGATAAATCCGAAGAAAAAGACGAGGAAGACTGTCCTGAATGCGGCTCTAAAATGAATAAGATGGGCTGTGCTAAGATGGGTTGTGGTGGTAAAATGCAAAAGTCAGGAGACATGGGTTCTCAGCCTAATTTCATTACTTCCTTTGACTCTAAGCCTCAAAACGTAATGTTTGCTGCTGAAAGCGGAGGACAAACTCGCAACGCCTATTACTCCACTAATCAACATTTATACAACGGTGAAGATGTAACCAACAAAGGTTCAATATCCGAATCAGTGAATGTTGAGGCTCTATCTCCTAAAATGAATCCACACGACAGTGTACAACGCCAAGTTGAGAACGGAGTGCTATCAAAGGCAGAAGAGGCACTAGCCAAAGCAAAAGAAGATTTGGCTAAGGCAGTATGTCGTCAATGTGGCGGTAACCAATTTTCAGGCTGTAAGTTAGGATTCGGTATGGACTGCCCCGGTTTATCGGGTACAGACCACGATAACGTTGGCTCTGAAGAAGGTCACCGTGACTCCGCCCCACCATCTGAATGGACTCAATACTGATGGTGGTGTTGATGTGCGAGAAGATGCTGCTGACTGGTATCTAAGAGCACGCTCAGACTTAGTCAAATCTATTCTTGATGAATTAGACTATGATTACTCAGTCGGGAATTATGTTCTAGCGAGTGAGAACCTAAGAAGACAAGGCTACGATGTAATCAAAGGCCCCGAAGATTTCATTTGTGATTTAGTAGTCAAGGAAGAGATGAAAGAAGATGAAAAATCTTGGAAGGACAAACTAGATTCCCCTAGTAAAAAAGAGAGGTTAGAGGGGCGCTCAGAAAGACGGCAAGAAGAAAGAGGGGAATTAGAGCAACGTGGTCGTGAAAAAACATATGCTAGTTCATATTTTATGCACGGTAGAATAACGAACAATATACCGGACCATCATTGGCAGAATAGATTTAAAGAATCTTCTATTCATGATTTCGTGAGTCTCTTCCCTGATGCTGATATAAAAGAAGACTCTCTTTATCCTAATACCCATCTTTTTCAAAAGGAACACCACCCTCTGTTAACGACTAATGTACGTACTGGTTTACCTGCTTACATTGAAACTTTACGAGACTTATACTTACCTTCTAAACCCGGTGCTAGTTCTTTAGCAGAGCGAATAAAAAAGCACGAAACAATGCAAGAAAACCATCATGTAAAAAATAATAATTCCAGTGTTACTGGCATTAAGGATTCTATTACTGGTGAAACATCACATCCTTTTTCAGGACCTCTTCACGATTCTCACCTTCATGATATGTACTTAGACAATCTTGAAAACTGGAAACATGAAAATCAAGACTTAGTTGATTCAATTACGAAAAAATACAGTAACCCTGAAGAACAGGATTTCGCTATAGCACAAGCCCATATGGATAATGCGATAAAAGGCTGGATGAATAAAGATGTAAATGATGCTGGTATGAGAACATCATTAGGATGGGGTGGTTATAATTTAGGTCTTGAATGGCTTACACCATCACAAAGAAATAACGTTGTAGAGCATTTAATGAATAGTGGTTCAACATCACAAGCGGCTCAAAAAATATCTATAGATGGGAGTAAGGGTAAGCATATATCAGTTGGTCGAATAAAACGTAATTTAAAGCATAGGTTCTCTCCTGAGTTTTTCCAGCAAATGAGGGGTATAATTCATACTTCTCAGAATCAAAGAAAACATGTTGAGGGAGAGGGCGATGTACGTGATATGAATGACCATGATTACCAGTTACTGTATGATGCTTTACATGACACTCATCACGAAGAGCATGGAAATATGGCTAATGCTATTATTAATGCTTTAAATGAAAAGCACGGTGATGGGGATTCAGAACCACTTTCTAGTATTCATGGGTTGAGAAGTTATCCTAAGTTGAAGCAGTCATTAGAATCACAAGATGTAATACAAGCATTAGCAGAAAATGGTGAAAATGTAACGAATAGGGGAGTAAATAGAGCAGCCTTACTTCATCTTCTTGGGTTAAAACAAACAAAAGATGGTTACGAAGTTAACGAAAAAGGGCACTTTAATCACAGTGATAGACCATTAGGTGTTGAGGATATGAAAAAACTCGATGAGACAATGGTTGAAAAACGCATAGGTTTACTAAAAGATAAAATGATTAGGAACGCAGAATCACACAGTCATACAGGTTTTAACGGTCCTCATGATGAAGATATTCCTGAAGATGAAAATGACTTATGGATGCGTACCGAACACGGTGCTGTTGGGAATGGTGCTATATTCAGTATGCCTTTCATACGTGGTGGAAATGGTCGTAGTTCTTTAGCAAAACTTGAAATGTTACATGATTGGATGCCTAAAGATGAAGAGGGTAATAGTCTAATTGGGAGTGTTACCCCTGAAGGAGCACTGAGAATCAACAATAAAAATGTAGGATTATTTGGTACAGTTATACCTGCTGATTCTCAAATGATGGATAGTTCGTCTATGGGTCATCATCTAACTCAATCCTTTTGGGATGCCTCCTCTCATAGAAAAGAAAGTAAAAAGGGAAGATTCAAAAACAGAAACACCAAACAAAGTCATCATATAGGTCATTCTACTTTAGACCCTGAGATAGCAAATACTTTAGGTAGACTTACTAGAGATGAAAGGGTAAATGCTATCGGTACAGGTGGCTTCACTCACAATCTTGAGGGTCGTGCTACATCAGCGCATAACCCTATAATGCAGAGAGGACAAAGTGCTACCGGAACTGAAACTAGAATCCGTGACAATGCTCGCTTGAGTCACAACGTACACACTAGATTAGGTAGAAATCACCCTCCTCATAAACCTGCTAAAGTTAGAATGTTAAAACACACTGAAATGAAATTACCAAAAAATAAACAACACCGTACTCATACTGGTGACGCTAGAGTGTTTGACGCTGTTCATGAATTGTCAGGTAAAGGTAGAAAGGACTTACCTGAGAAATCCACTCTCGAATATCAAGAGAGGTTAGAGAGTGCTTTAGATGAAGTTAATAATTTAGAAGACACGGTGACTATGTATGCCGAGACTGGAGATGAAATGCCTGACGGTTTAATGGATGAATTGATGGCTGCTAAAATGAATCTAAAGAATCTTGAAGAAGTCGAATCTACTACTATGACCTCGGGTAGAGGTACGACTCATCATCATAAACAGTTTGACCTAAAAATGGATGCTGACTTGACCGCTGTCACACAAATGGCTCTTAAACTTAAACCTATCATGGAAAAAGAAGACCCTACTGCATTCGATACTACTAACAAATTGAAGTTTCTTTCTAACACATCACGTCTATACTATGATGCTAATAGAATGCTTATGATAGCGCCTAATGATTCACATGGACTAACCACTTATGGTCCGGGTATAGATGAAGAAAAAATAAAATCTGCTAGTGCAACCGCTTCTGAAATTACTGGTAATACAATAGTCCCTCATCGTAATATGATGTTAAGTGCTATGCAACACGGTGTTGACATCACCCATGATATGTCAATTGAAGATGTTATGAGTGCTATTGGTTTTGACCACGATGAGAACGACCCTCTTTACGAGCAACACAAAGACCTTGCTGAAAGGCTACGTGATAGTGCTCCTATTGAAGGTGGTTTACGGGCTATGACCCACGGCTCTTTATTGAGCACTGGAATGGCTTTCCATCCTAGAGGTCAAGACATTTCCTTAGACCATGAAACTCATACTAATCATATGAATGCTTTTGAAGAGGCTTATGACAACGAGCCTATAGTTCAGCGTTACAAAGAAATGGCTAGGGAAAAAGCAAGGACTGGTAGAACTACTGAGAGAGGAAAAGAAACTAAAGGTTTGAACGAGTGGTTTAAGACTAATTATCTTGGTAAATTAGGAGTAATCCCTCGTTTAATGAGTAAGCATTACAAAGCAGAATCTGAAAAATATGGATTAATCCACTTACCGATGGGTGACGTGGACGATAAAAGTCACAATAAGAGTAAGGTTAAAAGTTTAATTCATGATATAATCGCAGTAGACCCTAAAGCGGTTGATATGGACTATGCTATTGAACCTACAATAGATACTACAGAGACTCCTATTGACAAATTAAACAGAAGTTATGGACGAGAAATACACCCCGCTACGTCATTAAAGGGGGCCAACATAGGCGACTATTTCGTTTCAGGTGCTATGGAAATGGGCTACCCAATGACTCCTACAGTCGGAATAGAATGGGATGGTAGTAACTTTGTGGCTGGAACTAATATGCCTAGTCAGCAACAACTTCATTCTATTTCCGAGGAATCTTTGAATGCTATTCATGGTGAAGATACAATCAAACAAGTAATGGCATTACCCGGACAATTCGCTAGTGGTCCTAATTCTCAGAACCCTAATCTTTTACTTGGGGGTAGAGCCGAGAGTGATAATCCTGATGATATGGGTAAGTCTGATGATATGGGTGATACACTTACTGCTCTCATGGACCCTGATGTTTTGATTAAGAGTGACGATGGTAAACCACTTCCTATTCTCCCTATGCACCGTATATTTTCAGTTAAGGACTTTGAAGCATTACGTGGTTTCAGTGGCGAATGGGCCGCCTCAATACTTCCTGATGATGAAAGATTCATAGTTCGTAAGAAGGGTAATAGAGTCACAGCCTATGATAAAGACGGTGATGTTGCTTTATCACCTGAAGATAGAAAACAATTCAAACTACTAAACGACAAGAACTGGATGCTAGACGCTGTTAAGGACAGTGATGAAATTAACATTGTAGACATAATAGAATATGATGATACGAACATAGCAGACATGACTGTACGGGAGCGTTTGAAAGTTTTAAGAGGGCAATTCGATAGCCATGAACATGTCATAATACCCGGTCCTCATAATCTACGATTAACAGATAATGAAGGACTAGAGACGGTTGTTGAAAGTTTGAAGGAATCGGGAGAGCGTATTTTACTTCGTGACGCTACTTCTACTTACATGCGTGGGGAAAGAAGACATCCTAAGTGGTTCTTACTTAGACCTGATAAAGAAGTGACTCTCATCATTTTAGATGTTAGAGGTAAAGGTCCTTTCACTTATAGATTAGGAGCAGGGCCACTTGATGCAGAAGGCTTCGGTAATCGTGGTGTAGAATATGAAGGAGAATCATATCTTGATGTAGGTACTGTGAAGAGTCCTAAGCCGTTTGTAGAAGGTGACTTTGTGAATGTTAAGACTTCAGGTGTGAAGTCAAGAGGCCGAAATGGTAAGACTATATACGATGTAGCCGTATCTAAAATAATTACAGAGACTGACGACGCTCCTGCTTCTCTTGAGACATTGTCATTGTTAACTAAATCACATTCTGTTATACCTGTTCAATTTTCAATCGACGTAACACATAATAAATTAACAGTATCTATACCTCAAGTAGATGATGTAATCTACAAGATGAATAGAAACGCACACGGTACATGGGCGCATTCCCCTTACTCTACCTTGGCGGATTTACAAAAGAATGAATATCCTATTCTATTGGCTGAAAGTCTACGCCCCTTATGGAATCAAGCGGCCTCTTTAATCTTAAAGGGTGCGAAGGTCGATATTGAAGGTACACGCAGTATGTCAAACCCTAAACATCGTAAAGAAAGTGAAAAAGAATCCGCTGGTGTTATTGATGATGATGATGAAATGAACATTCTAAAGCCTCAAATGGTGAAGACTCTAAGTCGTATTGCTAACTTAGTAGATAAGGTAGCGAAAGAAAAAATGTCAGGAAGAGTAGGTGCTCAAGGTTTCGGAATAGATGTAGGTGATGGTACAGAGTCACCTAGAGGCCCTACTTCTCTTACAAGTGAACAGTCAATGCCTGACTGGGATATGTTGGAACGTCCTACCGAAGACCCCGAAGAAGAATATCCAGCGGCTCGTAGCAAGAGGCTAAAGCAAAAAAATAGAGAGGAGTCTAACGTTTATGAAGGAGATGAGGAAAATGAGTGATGCCGCTTTATTAATATACCAAAAGCAGACAAGAGGTGTTTAGTGTGTTACTCAGAACTCGACAAGACAACCTCTCCCTTCTCAAAGGGAGTCACGACCTCGTGGTCGCAGGTTACGCTAGTGTCGAACTGGTCGACAAGCAGGGGGATTTGATTACTCGGTCAGCCTTGAAGGATGCCTTCAAGAAATACATGACAGAGCCTAAATACAGAAATGTGCAACTAGCACACTCTAACATTCAGGTAGGAGAAGTCATTCCACAATACACAGACAGTGAAGGGAGGTTATGGAAAAGCGAAGTTGACGATGCAGGAATGTTCGTCGTAGTTCAACTCAGAAATGACATCGAAAAAGCACGTGAAGTGTCAGCAGAGGTCAGGAAGGGGAACTTAACGGGATTCAGCATCGGAGGACAAGCATTCAAGCGAGTTCGGAAACATGATAGCAGCCACGGCAATTATCAAGAAATCAGCAAACTCGAACTCCATGAAATCACTATCTGCGAAAAGGGAATAAACCCTGAAGCGACATTCAAAATACTAAAGGAAGACAAAAATAAGGAGATGAAGAAAATGGCAGATGATGTTATGGAACAGATGAACAGCGTTCTCGAGCGCTTGGAAGGGCGACTAGACTCAATGGAAAAGGGTGAATTGCCACCTGCTCTAAAAGAGGCTATGAAAGATAAGAAGGGTAAGAAAGACGAAGACAAGGACGAAGATAAGTCTGAGAAAGCGTACAAAGCCGATGATGACGAGAAAGATGAGAAGAAAGATGAGAAGAAAAAATCTGAATACTCTGACGTTATATCTGCTGAATACCTAGATTGGATGGAGAATACTCTAAAGTCTGCTGGTGTAGACACTACAGGTGCAAGAAACCACTTCGATGGTATCAGTAAAGCAAACCTTGGTTCCACACCTGAAGAACTATCTGACTATGATTCTCGCTTCGCAGGACAAGTTAAGGGAAGAGCACAAGAAGGTGGCTCACCATCTACTAACGCACTAACCCGTGCTGGTCTAACTCGTGGTGGCTCAGGCTCCGTAGAAAAGAGTGATTTCTTGACTTCTGTAGACCCTGCTTCACTAGAATACGCATACGAAGTCTTCAAGGCTGCAAAGCAAGAAGAAGAACTGCGTAAAGGTATGGAAGTTAACTTCGAGTCACGCTACTCTCATGAGCGTTCCGAAGAAATCTCCAAGGCTCAGG